AAACAGTTAGTCAATAAAATTGGCGTGCTGAATATTGAACTGAAAAAAGCCCGTGATGCATTAGGGGTTACAGGTAACGAGCCTGAATCATCAGACGGTCCATCTCGGCAAGAATCGGACGCGCAAAAAGCACTAGAGGCACAGGCACATCAAAACCGCATGGCCGAGTCATTGGCGCGGTTGCACAATGAAAACCGTTTGCAGGTTGTCAAAGAAGGTGCTGACCAGGAAGCACATATAAAGCGCCAGGGTCATGCACAAATGTTGCTGGATACAGAAGCAGCAGAGCGCACGGCAGCACAAAATTCACAGGCAGCATTGATGCAGCGTGTGGGCTATATGCAACAAATCATGGGCAACCTGTCCAGCTTGATGGGTTCCAAAAATGAACGTTTATGGCGTTTAGGAAAAGCGGCGGCGTTAAGTGGTGCCATCATCAACACGTCTTTGGCTGTCACCAAAACCATGACAACCGTGCCTTATCCCTGGAACATTCCCCTGGCCGTTGCGCAAGGCGCGGCAGGTTTGGTTCAGGTGGCAAATATTCGATCCCAACAATTTAGCGGCGCGCGTGAACACGGTGGTCCGGTCTCGGCAGGGTCGTTGTATAAAGTGAATGACGGCGCGGGCAACGACATTGAATTGTTCAGGCCAAATTCATCAGGCCGGATTCTTAACAACAAAACAGTGAACAACAATGGTGGTGAAAATAATTTCAACATGACCGTTGTGTTGGCACCTGATAGTCAGATTGAAAGCTGGTATCAACAAAACAAAGCCACGGTTTTTAATGGGTTTGTAGACATGCTGAATGAGAGCGGCAGAACCATTTAAACCGGCTGTATTTTTTTTATTTTTTTTTGAGTTTTATGAGGTGTTATGAGCGGTCAATTTCCGGTGTCTCCTGGGCCTAAAGATATTGAATGGGAATCTTTTCAGCCGGTCTTTTCAAAAACGTCCAGCAGCGGGCGACGTCATGCCAGAAAACTGGCAGGGCATTTATGGCGTCTGGTGTTGAATTTTGATTTGATGCGTCAATCTCAAGCCGCTCCCTTCATGGCATTTTATTTAAAAAATGATGCCTCTGAAAAATTTTATTATCAGTGGCCGCGTGATAATAAAGGTGTTGGCTTAACGTCAGAAACCACGGCGGCTATTGATGCGGTTGGTGGTGTGGTTGCGGGTTCCGCCTCGTTTGTCATTAAAAACTTAACGCCTAACGTTGTTGGAAAATTCAAAGCCGGTGACTGGATCAACATTGCGTCAACAGAAAAAGTTCACATGATCGTTGATGATGCTGACACGGACGCACTGGGAAAAGTCACCGTGACCGTGAAGCCTGAAACCATTGACGCGTTCACTGATAATGATTCAGTGACAGTCAACAAACCAAACTTCAGCGTGTCGTTCATTGGTCCTGTTCATAAATTCAAAACGGGTTCTGATGGCGTGTATAGAATTGAAGCTAATCTTGAGGAAAGTCTCTGATGGCGCGTGGATTTAGTTCAGAGGCTTTAACCGCACTTGCTAATGGTGCGACCACTTACCGGCTGGCGAAGTTCAATTTTTCAGTGCCGCTTTTTTTTACCACGGCGCAACGAAAAATATTATTCAATGGTGATGAATATATTCACAGCCCGATTCTGGGTGATCTGCCAACATTTACTGATTTGCTGGACATGGCACCTGGGTATATTGATATTCCTATGTCAGGCGTGTCACTGGCTGAACACGGTCTGGTTGAAACTGAAGATTATTTAAACAAAGAAGTCACGGTTTATTTGTACATTGAAGGCGTTGATGAAGCGCAGATTATTTGGGAAGGCTACATTCAAAATGCGCCGTCTAAAGAAAATTGGAAAACCGGCAAAACATCTATAAATTGGAAATGCGCCAGCCACTGGGCAAACTGGCAGCAGAAAAAAGGCCGCATATTATCACTGGAAGGTCAGCAGCAAACCAGCGGCAACCCCAATGATTTGTTTTTTGAATATATCGGTGTCACTGATGACCGGCTTGATGACTGGGAGGACGTGAATCAGGGGCTGACGGGTAACGCACTGATTGATGGTGTGGTTGATGCCGGTGTGGGTATTTTGGAAGCCGGTGTTGATCTGGTAGAAAACGTCTTTGACGGCTTAAGTAATTTATTTGGCGGCGGTGGCGGTGGCGGTCAAACGATAGCCAAAAAAGAAGCGGCTTACAACCTGATCAAATACCCGTCTGAATTTCGACGTCTGCCGGTGCTGTATGGCACCACTCGAACTAAAGGCATTCCGACGTTTCGACGTGTTGATGAAAATAACCAGGAACATTTATACGTGGTTTATTCATTGTCTGAAGGTGAATGTGATTCATTGGTGGATATTACATTTAAAAATGATGAACCCTACACCACCGGCACTTATTCAGGCATTGTGTCCGTGGTGGGTTTTTATTCAGGCGCGGCCACTCAGGTGGCTGACCCCACACTGATAGAAAAATTTCCAACGTTATGGACGGCGAATCATACTGGTGATGGTGTTTGTTATATTGTTCTAAGATATACAAAGGATGAAACATGGTCTGGTGAACCAAAGCCTGCTTTTGTTGTTAAAGGCAAAAAACTTTATGATCCCAGAACCACGTTCACACAATGGTCAGCAAATTGTGCCCTGGTGGTTTATGATCTGGCAACAAACCTGATCTATGGTAAAGGATTACCGGCCAGTAAAATTAATATCCCTGCTATCAACGCAGGGGCTGACCGCTGTGATGAACAAATCACGGACCATGACGGCACCGGCACGGGTGACAATTCTGAAACACCTGTCAGCATAAATCGTTATGAAGTGAACGGTGCTATGTCAACCGATAACGCCGTGATTGATAACATGAGAAAAGCGCTGTTCAATATGCGTGCTTATTTACCGCGTTATTCTGGCCAGCATCATTTGATTTTGCAGCAACCCAATGAACCGGTTGTTTACACGTTAGATGAAAGCAACACGGAAGGTGAATTTTCTGTCATGCCGTTGTCAGCGACCGATAAAAACAACGTCATTTATTATGAGATTATTGACCCGCGTATTAATTATAGAAAAGCTAATTTTCAAATTGATAACCCAGTTTACCTGACGCAGGACAACGGTATTGAATCAAGTAATGTTGTTAATAATATTTTTGAAAATAACCGATACAGAGCATTGCGCCACGGTGATATGATTCTGGATTCTGGCCGTACTAAAATACGTGTTGAAGATTCCTGTATAAAAGGTGATGCAGTTAATCTGACCGTTGGCAGTATTGTTGCTATTAACCGGATTCAGAAAGGCTGGATCAATAAACCGTTTCGAGTCATGAAAACGTCATTAGATAAAAATAACGTTGTGAAATTATTTTTGGAAGGTTACGTCAGCGACAATCATGACGCGACATTGCCAAAAGAAAGAGTTCCCGCGAATGATAGTATTTTATACAGCCCGCTCAATGTTGAAGCGGTCACAGATATTGCGTTTACATCAGGCACGTCAACGTTATTAAAGTTAGGTGACGGCACGATTATTTCACGCATTAAAGGTGTCATTGCCGTGCCTGCTGATGTGTATATCACTGGGTATATTGTTGAGTATAAAAAAACAAGTGAAACTAATTACAGCACCCTGACCACGTTATATGGTCGCACTAATAATGAATTCATTATTGCACCGGCTGAAGACGGGCAAAGCTATACCGTCAAGGTCACGGCGTTTAATTCATTTTCAAGAAAGTCTGCACCCTTCACAAAAGCGCATGTGGTGGTGGGTAAAACGCAAGCCCCTGGATCGCCGTCAGGTTTGTCAGCGTTGTCTGGTGTCAACGCGGTGCATCTTGACTGGATCAATCCAACTGATCTGGATTTCTCGCACGTTGAAATTCATGCGGCCAGCACTAACAATTTTACGTTGTCAGCGATTGTGGGCACGGATAAAGGCGGTGAAGAAAGCGGTGTGAAAGTGGGCGCGTTCACGCACCCCACCACGGCCAACAAATACTATTGGTTAATCGCCAGAGACACCACCGGCAACGGTTCTGATATTTTTCCCGTCAACCCGATTGGCGGTGTGCTGGGTTCACCAAATCCGGTGGCGGCGGGTGATTTGTCAGGGTCTGTTGATTACAGCACGCAAGTGGGCGGGTCAACAAAACCAGATGATAATGCCACGGTGGGTTCAATGGCTGATGTGGACATGTTTGATTCATCCGGCAATTTGATTGATACGGTGGATTATTTTTCAAACCCTGGTCTTTATTACCGGATTGATTATTTAACACTGGATGGTTTTTTATCAACCAATACAACACTGGATGAAGACGGTGTTCTGGTGTCGTCAACCAATACCAGCACCACGCAATATTTTGTCAAACCAGTTAGCGCCCGTGTGGTGCCGATTAATTTTGACAAAAAGATGGGGTTTAAAACGCGGGTAATATTTGACGGTTTAACTTCTGTTAATGATGGCTATATCGGCATAGGAAACCGCTATTCAGCGCTGGGTGGTTTCGGTATGGTGTTTGATTACGCTGGCGGGCAGTGCAGGGCGGGTGTGTGGAAAAGAACCAGCACGGCGTTATATACGTCAGCTTATTCAACCACTTTTGCAAACGGGGATGATCTGACTATTATTTGCGTGCGTGATGGCACTGTGATTACCCTGACCGTAATCAATAACACCACTGACGTGACAACCACGATTGTTTATGATCAAGCGTCAATAATTACGGGTTCAACGGACTATGAGCAGAGTGTTTACATGCCGACATATTCAGCCACTGCCGCGCTTTTATTTAATGAATGGTATGTTTTCCAGGCACCTTAAATATGATAATTAACAAAAATGCAGATATACCAGTTGACGCTGTTATTGTCAGAGAGGTTGAAAACGGCTTTGATGTGACATTAAAAACTGATGCAAAGGGTCAGCTATTTATGCTGGATGATTTGCGTGTGCAAGCGGTGATGAAAAGTGAAAAGCAATATCAAAAGTCGTTAAAAAAACCGTTTGTTTCGGGTGGCTTTGAATATTCCGCTGATCCTGAAGACATTCAAGATTTAGCAAACGCAGTGATGACCGGAACCGGTCAAGAGTTCAAAACCGTTGATGGTGTGATCAGGCAATATACAGCGCCGGAAATTAAACAAGTTTTAATTGATGCCACGGCAATCAAGCTGGCGTTGGTAAAAAAAAGGGATCAGCAAAAGGCGGCCATTGTTGCCGCCACAACTGAGGCTGAAATTAATCAGGCGTTAGCTATTTAAACACACAGCTCAAAATAAGCGGATATATGTTCAGGGGATGACCAGCCAGTGAGCTGTTTTAAGATGTGGTGAACCAGTTCATGTTTTAACGCGGTGCTGGTCAGGGTGATGTGATACGGGCTGGATTTGTCCAATAAAACAATCAAGCTGGGGTTTGAATAATGCTGGGCTTCTTTGTTGGTGTTGCCAATTTGATGCACACTGACCACCATTAAATTAATCGGAAAACTGACGTCAGCGGGATTGGCAGGGGTGGTTGATTGGCCTTTGCTTTGTATGCAGTTATAGACCTGCAAAAACATTTTATTTAAAAATTCATCGGTCAATGCGTTTTCAGCATAGCCGTCATTGCGGTATTCAATCCCTAAATCTGTGATCCGGTCATAGTCATAACCATAGCCGTGGTTGTTTGTATCTATATCACAGCCAGTGCCCATCAGGATCAGTATAACCAGCATTAAGTGTTTCATTGTTCGTGTCCATTCATTGAAGTGTTAAATCATCATAGCGCGGCCATCTGGCCGTTTGTATGAAGCACGGTCTTCAGTATAAGTACACGTTTTAGTTGAATCAATCGCTTTGGTCGAATCGGACATGATACGGACGGTCAAAGATTATTACTGTTTATTTTTTTTACACAACCAAAGGGAAAGCGGCATGAAGTTAATTTATTTAATAGGGTTAGGGGTGTTTATTTTTTATATTGCCTGGGTGCATTATCTGGCTATCATGAACCTGAAAGTCAACAAAGAGTATTTGTCAGAGCGGGTTAAAAAGCTGGCCAAGCCGGTGGTGTTTATTGGTTCGTTGTCCAATGTGCTGTTTAATTTTACAGTGGCTATTGTGTTGTTTCGTGAGCGGCCCCATGAATGGTTTTTCACACACCGTTGTCAGCGCCATCAGAGAGAATCAAGCGGCTGGCGATTGCAGCGCGCAAACTGGTGGTGTGCAAATATTTTGAACCCGTTTGATGTGAAGCGCGTGCATTGTTAGGGCTTGTCAAAAAATAAGTCACCGGTCAGCCGCAAGGTGCTGATGCGTCTTGTGGCTTCAGAACAGGGTTCAATTTTATCTGTGGGTATGTGTGACCTGACAACCGATAAATCAATGTCACCGGTTTTATATTCCATCAATCCCGCTTCAATAGAAGCTGCGGCCTGTGACAACGTTGCTGCTGTCTCTCTTAAAAGCTGTGCATAGTCCGGTTTGTTAGGCATGTTATTCACTCTATTTTTGTTGGTGTTCTATGCGCGCCGCAGCCGCGCCTTCAGCAGTCCGGTTTATTTTTCATGATGCTTTTCAGTCCGTCACGCGCCGTCACCACTCCTGCATAAATCAGCAATAAGCGCCACGCTGAATAAGGGATGGGCCGGTGTTCTTTTTCACCTTTGGCACTTTTCCATTTTCGGATTGTGCTTGATCCTTTTTTTGGGTTCCAGCTAACCCCCACCAGCTTGGCCGCGTCATTTTGTGACCAGCCTGCTAGATTGATTAATTGCCCCACCATTGCAGGTTCTGGCGGCAAATAGTTTTCATCAGTAAAAGGCAGCGCGCAACGCAGTTGTTCAAAGCCTGCCAGTGCCAGCGGCATGACTTCAGGTTTTTGATAATGGGCAGCGGTTTCATTCATGGGTGTGGCTCCTGTTGGGGGCTGGCGGTCCAGCCCCGTGTTTGTTATAAAAGCCCGCGTTCAGCAAAAGACAGGGTATCATCAATGCCAACAATCACATGATCAATCACCCGAACGTCAACCAATTCAAGTGCGTTTTTAATGCGGCTGGTGATGCGTTCATCAGCACTTGAGGGTGACACATCACCACTGGGGTGATTGTGCGTCAGGATCACAGCAGCGGCGTTTTGTTGTAGGGCTTCTTTAACGATTTCACGCGGGTAAACACTCGCGCCGTCAATGGTGCCTCTGAACATTTCTTTTAAGCTGATTAAGCGGTGGCGGTTATTTAAAAACATGATTGAAAAAACTTCATGTTCAAGCCCTGCAAATCGTGTCAGTAAATAATCTTTAACAATTGCAGGGTTTTCAAAAAATTCATTCTGGTTAAGGTGGCCTTTTAAAATGGCTTTGGCTTGGTTGATGATCTTTTTTTCTTCTTTTGTGAACATGGTGTTTGCCTGTTGTTATTGGCTGGGCGGTTTGCCTTGCCGTTATGATTAATATACGCCACAGCGGGGCGGGTGTCAACCCTGTGACACACTTTTTTTAAAGAAAAATAAACCGGTCTGCTGAAGGCGCGGCTGTGGCGCTGATATAACAGAAAATAAATTTATGATTTATGGTGAAAGTGATTATCAATGGCCGTGGCATAATCACGCGCGAGTTCTTGCGCGGCCTGATCATCACTATCAGCCACCGCTTCAAAGGCGGCGGTTAGATTCTGAAGCACGCCACGATCAGACAGGGCGGCATTGGCCAGCTGAACTGGGTCCTGCCCATAATTGCAGGGCACGTTTAGTTTTTCCAGAGCCGCCCTTGCTGCATGGCCTAGCGATTTATGCACACTGATACTTTGATCAGCGCCGTCTATAAAAAAATACATGGTGTCACCTTTGAAGGCTGGGAAAGCGGGGCCGGTTGGCCCCGCGTTTCGTTAAATGGTTTCGGTGTGGTCCTCATTAAAAACATACAGCGCTTTTAATACTTTTTTCTTTTTGTCTTCACCTGTTTTGTCGTCACTGTTTTTGTCATCTTTTTTCTTTTCGCATACCATGAAAATCTTGCAACCCTTAGCGCCTTTTTTAACTTTACGACCTTTTTCTTTCCACTGTTTGAAACCGGCCCAGGCATCTGATTCTAGGTCATAGGCTTCTTTGTGTTCTTCTAAGTGCTGTTGATTGTTAGCTGAATAAATTGCATTGGTTACAGTGTTGAAGTTGTCCATTTTTTATCACCTTTCTGATTTAGGTCAGAGCCATTCCCTAACCGTTGAAAGAATTATAACCCCCCAGTGGGGCGGCTGTCAACTAATAATAGTGATTATTTTCATTTATTTTTTTTCATCCAAACTACTGAAGGCGCGGCTGTGGCGCGCAGATTAATAATCTGAATAAATGAATATTTATTGTATTTATCTTATCTGGTGTTTGTTTGAGTACCACAGCGAGTACCCTTTAATATGATAATGATATATGCTATTGATATATATAGTTATTTGCTTATAAAGTCGAATCCCTCCCTCTCCGCCACCCACTATATTGAGGCCTTACGAGGCCTCTTTTCTTTTCCCCTAAAACCCGCATAATAGAAGCCTGACAAGGCCGTTAGTTTCCGAGCGCTTCCGATGCCTTATGTGTGAATTGCTGATCTGAATGAGTACCCATGTGAGTACCTGTCGGTCAGGGGGATGAGTACCAATGTTAAACAACACCCAGATCAAACGTCTTAAGCCTAAAGAAAAGCGTTATCGCGTGCTGGATTACGACGGGCTGTATCTTGAAATCAAACCCAGTGGCGGCAAGTTCTGGCGGCTGCGTTTTATTAAGGCTGATGGCAAACCCACCATGAAAAGCCTGGGTGAATATCCTGGTGTTTCTATAGAGCAAGCCAGAACCGAACGCGATGATCAAAAGCGCGCCCATGACTACGAATCAACCACATTCAAAGAAGCGGCAAAGGCCTGGTATTTAACGCAGACTTACACATCAGAAAAAAATAAAAAGCAGGTCTGGAACATGATTGACCGTTATCTGATTCCGTCGCTGGGTGATCTGAAAATGTCGATGATTAAAGCTGGCGATATTTTGCCCATCTTAAAAGGCATTGAGAAACGCGGAAAGCTGGAACAGTGCAAGCGGGTCAGAACAAAAGCCTCTCAAATATTCCGCTATGGTATTGCAAATTTAATGTGTGAATATGATCCGGCTTATCTGGTGCGTGATGCTACTGAAAAACCAAAGCCAAAAAGTCGGGCGGGGATTACCGATAAAAAACAATTCAAAGGTTTATTGGTTGCTATTGATCAGGCTGACACGTTAAACCTTGTCACTAAAATTGCGCTTCAATTATCGCCTTATGTATTTTTGCGTTCAGTTGAATTAAGAAGTATTACCGATGAGATGATTGATTTTAAATCAGGTCTTCTTACCTTGCCTGCAATTAATATGAAAAAGAAACGTGATCACGTTGTTCCGTTACATCCAACAGCGGCAGCCTTATTGAAACAAGCTATTGGCGTTCGTACTGAAGAAAGCAATTTAGTTTTCCCTGGGTTCCGAAAGGGTCGCTTGCTAAGTGAGAATACTTTTAACCAGGCATTAAGGGTGCTTGGCTATGATGGTGACACCCATGTGCATCATGGTTTTAGAACTTCATTCTCAACACTGGCCAGAGAGGTTCACCGGTTTGAAAATGATTTAATTGAAAGGCAGCTGGCACATGTACAAAAAGATTCTACCCGCGCCGCTTATGACCGGTCATACCGCCTTGAAGATCGTTCATCTATGATGCTGCAATGGGGTGATTATCTGGATCGGTTGCGCAAGACAAAGTGAATGCTTTTAATGCTTTCTCACTGATGTTTTGCTGGTGCTTATCAAGCTTTTTGTAAGTCTCTCTCAATTTTCGCAGCTGAACTTTTTGTTTGCAGATCGGCATTTTTTGAATAAATGATTTGGTTGTTAAGTGGTGTTGTGTTTTTGCAAACGCAACAACGGGATCAAGCAAGCTGTCTATTTTTCGATCAAATTCACGGTCATAATGATCAGTATCACTGAACAGTTTTTTGGCATGTCGAATGTTTGCCACTACTTCTGGTAATGTCATGGGGTTCTCTGTTTTAAATTTATTATTATTATTCATTTTTGCGGGCGCGATTATACAGTAGATAGCGGCTGGCTGTCTTGATCACTTGAAACTTCCGGTGAAAAAAACTGATCAATAAATTCATCAACGTCAGATTCCAACCAATAGGGTATGTGTTTTTCATAGGTTGGTGACGGAAAAGAACCGTCATTAACCCGTTCATTTAATGTTGATGGTGAGTATCCGGTTTTATCCAGAACAGTGGCTTTTCTGATTCTGCGTTTCATGACTGATGATCTCCTGCCATTTCGTTTAATGCGTCATTGATATGAATGCATTTAATGTTTTCATTTTTTAGATGATTTTCAAATGATGAAGTTCTGAAATGTGTTAGGTGTAGCGCGTAGGGTGTTATTGGGTTAACCCACGGCATCCATTCTTCAATAATTTCAGAACAGTTATAAAATACTTTTAGGTTTTCAGCGTGTAATGATTTGCCGGTGCCTTGATCGCAGTAAACAATAACGGCAACAGACTGTTCTTCGATTGGCACAGGCTCCAATTCGATTGCCACATGTGGTGACAGCCAATTTTCTGTTAAATCAATAGCGGCCATTTTAGCTGCTTCACGATCAAGCACACAGGCATATTGAATTCTGTTACCGCATGTACACGGGCAACCTTCATCAGAAAAGCGTTCAACATAATCGCGCTCACCGCGCGCGCCTATCATTACTATTCTTACTTTTTCGCTTTGATCAAGGCGGTATTGTTTTTCAATCAGTGCCCAGGCTTCATCATGAATCGACCAGTCGGCTTCAATCACAGCACATTCAAGTTTTCTTTTGCCGTCAGCTTTTCGCATGGTATTAATTTTGCTGTCTATATTGCAAAGTACCAGCAGTTCATCATCAGATAAATATTTAAGATCAGTGGCTTTTATGACGGTGTATCTTTTTTCACGTTCAAATTTATTAGCCATGCCACTGGCAGTCGGATCAACGCCCTGTGATTTTAATGCTGATCGGGTGTCATCAATGATTTTTTCTTTGTTGTTTTCAAATAGTCGGCTGGCTTCATCTTCTGGAATATTTGAAACCACCACTGGTGTTTTCAGTGATTCTTTTCTTTCAAAGGAATCACACTCATCAATAATTTGAGTGTTATTGTGTGAGTGGCTTTTTATGATAACGTTTGAGCAATGACCAAATTCACGAATACATAAATGACATATTGATGTGTTTGATAATTCTTTGGAATCACTCATGGTAGTACCTTCACTTTATAATGCATGGCCATCAGGCAAGATTTAAACGCTGATTTTATTCTGCCGTTACCATAAAGTTTCATCAGGTTGTAATTGAAGCGCAGCTTGGTGAATAAAATATTGATTTTAATTTTATCGTGCGAGGTCAAATAGCGTGTGCCTTTGTACAGGTAAAATATTGTTTTATAATTGTCATCAATAACAATTATTTTTTTGCCAAATAGCACAGCTTTCACCAGTGGCCACCATCCTGCTTTCAGTGTGTTAAACATCCCCTGAAGATTTTGGTCAAGTTGATTTTGTGTGGGTTCAGTCATGACGGTTAACCATTGTTAAAGTGGCACCGGCTGGCAAGTTGTAAATATTAAAATTCATGATGCTATTTGTTTCACTGGCTGACAGTCCGTTTGTTTTAATTTCTTTGACCTTCCAAGCGTATTTGTAAGGCTTAAAAAAATCGTTAAATCGTTTCACCAGATGTTTTCTGGTTGATCTGTTTTTGTAGTGTCTACGGTTATTTATAAATAATGGGTTGCACTCGCTTTCAATGATGATGGCTTTTTTATTATCCTTATCAATCTCAACGGGCAGTGTTAAATTGTTGGTTAAAAATAATTCTTTAATGGCTGGTTTGCAGTTTGAAAAATTGATGATGGCTTTCATGGTGTGGTTCCCCTTTTTATAATTAGTGTTGCTGGTTAATGTTAATTTTTATTACGTCACGGGCACTGGTGGGTTCACCATCAATGCCAGAACGTGTGGCAATAACAAAGCGGTCAGTGGTGGATGATACTGACCAGCTGGCGTTATTTAATTCGAACTCAAAACCGACGTTCGGACGTTGTTGAAATTCATTATTATTAGTTGTCATTTTTATGCCGGTGTAATGTTTGTGTTTAAGCGTCTGACCGTGCCGGTAAAACCAAAACGTTTGGCCACTCTTTTAAGTAGTATTTTTTCAAATTTGTACGCACTACCACTTTCAAAGGTTTCGACAATTTCAGATTCTTTGCCTTTTTGATTGCCGTGCTGCCATTCAATTTGAATTTTATGAGCCATCATTAAAAGCCTCTGATTAATCGTGTTGAAACATATCACCCTGATTTTCATCGTATATCGACAGATAGCCTTTTTTTCCAACATGCATGACGGTTTTTGTGGTTCTTTCTTTGTTGGTTTTTCCGGTGATGTCAGGCACGTTGAAAGTGAGTTTGTGTTTTATTTCAACTTGCTGGCTGGTGCCTTGTTGTTTAAAATCAAGTTTTATATTGATGCTGCCTGCCTTGTTAAAATTCACCACGGCTTGTGATACTTCAGCCAGTGCTTCACCCAGTTTTTGTTCAAAAATACTGGCTTCCAGTTCTTCAATAAATTTTTGTACATCGGTTTTCATTTTGTATTTTCCTTGTTAGTGAAACGATCTGATGAGTTTAAAATAGCGCTTGGCTTCATGACCAACCCATTCACCCACGGGAACTGAAACGCCATTGCCTATCATTGTATAAGCGGCTGTGTCCGTGCAGTTAAATTGAAATGAATCTGGCACGCCCTGAAGCCGTGCATATTCGCGCACACTGTAAGGGCGCACACCCATTGGAAAACGTTTGTCTTTAACTAAGCGCGTGCTTTTATCTTTACCGTAATGCGCCACGCAGGTTGGTGCTAAATCATTATTTTTAGGGTCTGAAATAATCGGTAAGTCACGGTATCCACCTTTCATGCGTTTCATTACATAAGGGGGAATAGTTATTTCTGGGTCACGCTCTAAAATACTTTTCAACGTTTTAGCTTTGACCTTTTTAGGTGGTCGCCAGTTGAATGGTTTTTTGCTGGCCATAATAATTAAGCGGTCACGTTTTTGTGGTAGCCATGTTTGCGACTGGATAGGGCAAAAGGTTTTTATAAAATAGTTTGGCAGCTTGGTCATGGCTTCCATCACTAACGGGAATGCGCGCATACCTGGCACGTTTTCAATCACATACATTTCAGGGCTGTGAAGTGCGATGTGTCTGAGCGCATGAAGAAATAATTCATCACCGGTGCGCGTGCCGTGAATGCTGGCAATGGTTGAATATTTAGTGCAAGGATAGGTGAACACCATCACATCAGAAGGTGAGTCATTCAGTGCCAGTTTTTCTGATATATCAATGGGCTGAATGTTGTTTTTAAAATTCTTTCGCTGAACTTTGCAGGCGGTTTTATCCAGTTCAAATGATTGTTGAATATTTAAACCGGCTTGCTGCAAACCAATATCAAAAAGTCCTGCCCCTGAAAAATAACTGTTCACATTGATCATGCTGCTTTCCCCAATTTTATTTTTTTAATTAACTCGTCTAACCAGAATAAACCGTCTGTCGTCACCATTATTTTGGTGCTGATCTGTTCACCTAAAACATCATGCTTCCAGCTGCTGTTTTTGGTGGTTAAATACCCCTGATCAACAAAGCGTGAAAAGGGCAGGTTGATATTGGTCTGTTTGTCTTTGTAAATAATTTTTTGATCTTTTAATAAGGCAATGAATTTGTTTCTGCCCATGCCCAGCCGTTTGGCGGTTTCTTGCAGGGTGAGATTTTTTTGCCCGTCCATGACTCAAGCGATTGAATCAGGGGTAAGTGAAAAGGCGGGCTGGCTTCTGTTTTTTCGTTGATTCAAATGAATAACGTCACCGTGCATTTTTTGACAGGGCGGGTGCTGGTCTGTTGCCAGCAATGTAATGTCACCGTGATTGATTTGCAGCACGCAGTTTATTTTTTTAGCAAACAGGTCTAGTTCATAAAGCGACACATTCACCGGCATTTTTACGACTCTGACGGGGTGTTGTTTAGCCATTTCCAGTCACCTATGTGGATAAAAGATAAACAATAATAAACATTAAGTTTATATACAGTCAACTAAAAAGTTTATTTATGTGTATTTATCGGGCACAAAAAGCGCTGAATGACCAGATGTTTTGATGATGGGGTGGTGTGGTTAGGGCAGGCAAAAGCCCGCATTGCGGGCTTTTGAGGGGGTTACAGCTGGGCGCGTTTGTGCGACTGGGGGTTTTTATTGAGTATTTTGGTTAGCGTGTTGATTCGTGTTTTCAGTAGCAGGATGTCATCACGGTTGCTTGTGGATTGTTTGACAGGGTGCGTGCGCCGCTGTTGTTCGGCCTGAATGTCCAGGGTTAGCTGATAGCGTTTTTCATCCAGTTTGAACTGACTAGCCTGTATGGTTTCCAGTCGGGTTTGTTGTTTTTCCAGCGCGCGCAGCTTGGCCATGACTTCGCTTTTGTGAAGCCTGCTTTCTTTTAGCATTTGGTCTTGTTTGGTGATGGTGGTGTTTAAGTCTTCAGGTATGGTTTCATATATATCCATACTGAATTCTAACTGGCTGATGCGTTGATCATTATTTTGTTCTGCTTGTAAACGGTTCAGCGTGGTGCCCAGGTAGGATGAGACCATTAATAAAATAGCGGCGGCCACTAATTTAAAGCCGGTTATTATTTGCCCCCTGGTGCTGCTGGCAATCAATGCTTTTTTTGCTTCTAGTTTAACGGTTTGAAGATAGCTTTCTGTTTCCATGAAATACCCCTAATTATTTATTTATTTTTTTTGTTTGCGCGGTGAACGTTATTTGATTAAAAGACTGGTGTGAAGCGGGGTCTCAAAATAGTCTTAAAATAATACTTTTGGGAATGCGGGCGCGGGTTGACGTGTGCGTTCTGGGAAAAAGTGAGACTGATTTAATCAATTAATGATAATTGGTTGGCATTTTTTCGGCTTCTGGTGTCGTTACTCTGTGATGAAATGCCGATGATGCGCAGGGGAATGGTGAAGTCATCAAATTCAGTGATGATGTAAGAAACGCGGAACTGATAACTGCCGTCATGTTTTAGAATTCGATAACTTAATATATGAATAGAACCTGATAAATCATGCAGGCAATCTGACAGGGTATCCAGCACATTGTCATGGTCATCTTCATGAATATAATTTAGTAAGTCATCCAGGGGCACGCTGATGAAATCATCATGACTGGCAGACGGGTCAACGGTTAATTTTTGAAATGTAAACTGGCGGCTATGCACATCAATTTCCCATTCAAAAAACTTGAACACTTCTTTTTGTAACTGCTGTTTTAATATCAAGGTATTGTTCTGTTTGAAATTGTCAGGTGACTGTTCGCGGCGATTTTCGCGCACAGAACCGGTGCCGTTGTAAATCCAGACCCAGTTAATGTGTTCATGCTCGAAAGCCAGCGCAATGCGTTTGGCGTTTTTCTCGGTGATGCGGTCAGCATTTTCCCAGCGATACAGTGACGACTTTGCCAGCCGTTTATGCTTTGGATTGCCAGCGGTTGCCGTGGCCATGTCGTCAGGCGTATTAAAACCTAAAACTTCCCTGAGTTTTCGTATCCGACGGGAGAAATCTTTCACAAGTATTTAACAGGACGGAATAATAAAGCGGTGATATTACTGGAAAAAAAGTCTTTATGTAACTTTTATCACGGGTTAAATGACAGGCGTTGAATGTTGCGGGTTTACCCTAATTCAGATTGATCATTAAGTGTTCAGAAGGGCGGCAAATCGCATGCCTTCCTTGATGGCTTTGGGGTTCAGTTCGTGGGTTTTCATCGCGTTTACATAGGCTTGTTTAGCAATTTTACCCAGCGCTTTGGCATCATAGCTTTCAGATAAAACACCTTCTTTGATCATTTCATTTTGTGTTTCAATCAAAATTTCAACGATCTGGGCAAACACGTCTTCATCACCGTCACCGCTTAATGGTGTTGGTGGTGGGTTGTTTGTTCGGGTGGCCGGTTCAATACGGCCTTCACTGAGGGCTTCAAAATCCCAGTTCATGGCTTTGGCTATTGCTGACCGTTTATTGCTGGGCACACCGCGCGTGCGCCAGTTGTTATAGGTCTGGGGTTCGGTTTGGATGCGTTCACAAAATTCACGCTTGTTCAATCCCAGGCGGTCAAGTTCGGCTTCAATGGTTTTTATTAGTGCATCAATCATAAACATTAAGTTTATATACCTTGTTTCGTTAATCAATATACAAAGTGTTTCAATTGTGTAGACTTTGAATAAACAATATGTTTATAATTGTTTATGGATCAGCTAACAGAAAAAGAAGCACTTGAAAAAGCCATTGCCTTTTTTGGTGGGCGGGGCGCAAAAAAACGCTTTGCCCTGGCAATGAATGTGTCAGACATGGTGGTGAGCAACTGGCTAAAACGCCAGCTGCCTGCTGATGAGGTGCTGACGGTTGAGCGTGTGTGCGGCTATACCGTGTCACGCCATCAATTGCGGCCTTCATTGTATCCGCTGGATTTTGATTGTCAGTGTGTGGCCTGTCAGCAAAAAAAGGCGGCGTGATCATAACCACAACGCCAGCTGACTGAAGCCGTGAAGGGCGTGGTCTTCAGAGAGTTCAAATATTTGCACCCTGTCAGCATCGGTTAATAAATGCTGGTTCAGGTGCTTAAGAATTGCGGCGGCGTGGTCATCGGTTTTAAGGCATAGGCTGATACTGCGATCTGTCACAAAGGCTGGATAAAACCGGCCTAATGGTTTGACCGCTGTTTTCAATGCATCGCCTTTACGGATTAAATGCGCGGGCGTTGGCACAGCAAAATGAATGATGAGAATAAACGTTTTATACATGATCTGGCTTTTGTTATTTAAGTTGAATTAAGTGTAAACAAACTGGGGAAAAAGAAAATGAAGACTGGTATTCATGAACCGCGCAGCATGACCATCAAACGCCATGTGAATGACTATATGCTGAACACAAATATCAGTGAACAGACGTTTGCTGAAAATGTAAAAACCATTTATCACGACAGGGTACCTGATCCTGATGACCGCGTGATTAAATTTCATGAAGGCCGTGATGCCTATGAAGACATGAAGTCAAACGGTCAGCTTTTATTTCGCATGATGAAAGCGCACGTCAAATTCCCGTCTGATATTGAAGAACCGGTTGTGCTGGCTTTGCCAGATAAAGAACAGCGTAATTTAAGAACAGCACTGGCCGCCCGTTATGATGAATTAGCGGTGCCGATTCCACACAATGAGCCAGAAGAAAATATTTATTCTTTATCGGTCTTATTAAAAACCACCGGTGCCACCATTGAAAGCCTTGCGCCTATTCTGGCAGACAACAAAATTGATGAAGCGGATATTCCGCACGCTAAAAAAGCATTGCAGGGCATTAACCAGTCAATGGCTGAATTAATACGCTGGCAAAAAGCCATCACAGATATTTTTCCAGATAAACACGACAATTAATAAGGGGGATTAATATGGCTATTTTAAAATTGTATCAAGTGAAAGAACGGATAAAAAACGCAGAACCAGAATCACCGGTAGCGGTGTTTCATGTGGAAAAAAACACTTATGAAGTGTTGTTTGCAACCACGGTGTTGACAGCAAAAAGAATTGAACTGGGTGAAGCCGATTACATGGGCAGCTTTCACGGTAAGTCAGATCCTAAATTGATTCGTCACGTATTTGGTGGGTTGTAAAATGGATGAAAAAATTATTGCTATTTTAAATATTCTGGTTGTAAAGCCTTTACGGTTTGAACCGTTGTTTGAAGAAATTAATAAAACATATTCACTGCACCGTGACGGGCTTGAAAGTATTTTGCAGGTGATGACAAAAGAAAAGTTTGTGGTGGTTAAACATGAAGTCTGGTCTGTTAATAAATGGCCAGATAAAAAAGCCGCTTAATAAACCGGTCATGGCCATGCAGATTGAATTGAATGAAATTAGTTCTGACCCTGAAGCAAATCATTTGTTTCGTGAGCGCGTCACATTGAAGCATGAAGAAGGCTGTAATGTGTGCGAGTTCCGATATAAAGAAAAAAGTTTTGCTGGGGTATCAATTTGCAGTGACAATTTTAAGAGGCCGTTAAGCGGGCAAAAATATTGTCATCACTGGCAGCTGGAAGGGTAGGGAAATAATGAATATTAAAAATATTATTGATGGGGCGGCTGAATGTGGGTCAGCTTTTATTGTGATTATTGTTTTGCTTATTAGAAGTGTTTTTGATCCGGTGGTGCTGTTTGGGATTGCTGCAATTTTCTATCTTATACATTCAACGGGCTATTAGCATGAAAGAGTTTTTTTCAATCGACCTGAACAAGGCCGCTGACGCGCTGACGTTTATTGATTCAACAGACCGTGAAACGTGGGTGGCTATGGCAGGGGCAATGAAGTCTGAATTTGGTGAAGCCGGTTTTGATACCTGGGATTACTGGTCATCAGGTGCCAGCAATTACAATAAGAAAGCAGCCTTGTCCGTCTGGAAAAGTATCAGGCCGTTTGGCAGTGATAAAACAGCCACCATTGCCAGTCTTATTTATTTAGCAAAAGAAAGCGGTTTTGAAATTGAAGCCGATGCATTGACTGATGAACAAAAAAAACAACATCAAAAAGCCCGTGAAGAAAAACAAAAGCTGCGTGAAAAAGAATGGCAGCAACAACAAATAATCATTCAACAGCAACAACGACAGACCGCGCAGCTGGCACAAACGATCTGGCGGCACCACACATCAAAAGGTGGCCAGAGTGAATACTTAGATAATAAAAAAGTCAGGCCATTTAATATTCGTTTTATTGCCAATGCATTGATTGTGGTTAACCGTGAAGATGATCAGCGATTGATTCAGGGGTCAGCCAACGTCAGTGCGTTTTATAACAGTGAAGACAAAGATGCGGGCGGGTTCCATCATTTTAAATCGGGCTGTTTAGTGGTGCCGATGTTTGATGAAACTAAAGAGATTCAGAACCTGCAAATTATTAAACCATCGGGCATAAAAACCTTTTTAAAAAATGGCCGTAAAAAAGGCTGCTTTCATGTCATCGGTGACATATCAAATTCAAAGGTTATTTTATTTGCAGAAGGCTATTCAACCGCCGCGTCATTACATCAGGCCACTGAATTGCCGGTGGTCATTGCCTTTGATTCTGGGAACCTGCCACCGGTGGCTAAATCCATTAAAAAATTATTTCCTGATAGCGGCTTTGTGGTTTGTGGTGATGATGATGTGGACAACGAAAAAAACCCAGGCAGAAAAAAAGCATTAGCCGCCGCTGAAGCCATTGGGGGCGTGGCTGTTTTTCCGTGCTTTACATCGCAAGGGGTGTGTGCTGATGAGTGATAACAAATCAACACCGACTGACTTTAATGATTTGCATTTATCGCATGGCATTGATGCGGTTCAGCAACAAATTTTTTCATCGTTAGATTCTGCACAGACCCCCGCACGGCGCGAGCCTTTTTTAGGGGGGGAAGACCTTAGTCAATACCCCCCAGAACAAGCTGCGCCGCCAGATGATAGCTGGCAGCAATTGGTTTTACGCACTAAAGACGGCGTGGTTAAAGCCTGTTCAGGCAATGTGGAATTGATCTTAAGAAATGATGAGCGCTGGAAAAATGCACTGGGCTATTGTGATTTTTCTTATCGGGTGATCAAACACCATGCCCCCATGCCAGATATGCAGGCCGGTGAATGGGAGGATGCCGACACCGCCCGCGTTATTATCTGGCTGGCTCATAATTTCCGGTTAACGGTATCAAAAAACCATGTGCAGGAAGCACTCATTGTGGTCGCACAAAAAGCCCGCTTTCATCCGGTCAGGGATTATTTGTCAGGGCTGGTTTGGGATGGCCGGTCAAGATTAAATGACTGGCTTAAAAAGGCTATGAATTCCCCAGTTGATGAAGAATATCTGGCGCTGGCTGGTAAAAAGTTTTTAATTGGCGCGGTGGCCAGAGTTATGCACCCTGGCTGCAAAATGGACAACGTGTTAATTCTTGAAGGTGAACAAGGCAAAGGAAAATCAACCATTGTAAGTATTTTATTTGGTGACTGGTATTCAGATGCACCGTTGCCGCTGGGTGATAAAGATGCCTATCAAAATATTCAGGGCGTGTGGGGTGCTGAACTGGCTGAACTCGATAGTTTCAACAAAGCCGAAAGCACCACGGCCAAAATGTTTTTCTCTCAGGTCAGGGATCGTTACCGGCCTTCTTATGGTCACACCGCACAAGACTTTCCCAGACAGTGTGTGTTTATCGGCACCACAAATCAGGAAGAATACTTAAAAGACTACACGGGCAATCGGCGTTATTGGCCGGTCACATGTTTGGCGCTAAATACTAAATGGATCAAACAGCATCATGATCAGTTGTGGGCAGAGGCTTTGCATTTTTATCAAGCCGGTGAAAAGTGGTGGCCAGATGATGATGAGGTGAAATTGTTTATAGAAGAACAAGACAAGCGATTACAAATTGACCCGTGGCAATACCCAATTGAGTTTTATTTGCGCAGTGTTGATCAATCATGGGTGACGGCTGACATGGTGCTGGTTGGTGCTATCAAAAAAGACAACGGCACGCACACGCGGGCTGATCAAAATAGACTTGCACCTATGATGAAATTAATAGGCTGGCATAAAAGACGCAAAACCGTTGTTGATATTGACGGAAGCCGTCGCCAACGGCACGTATATGTCAGACCCAATGATTGGGATATGAACAAAAAAGAAGGTCAGCAAGAACCGATGATGCCCGATGATGAATAAATCATGCGTTTATTTGCCGACCTTGCCAACCTGTTTTTTGAGGTTGTCTAAGGTTACAGGTTGCCTGATTGCGGGGTTTGCCAACGTGCCGACCTTGCCAACGGGTCATCATGTATACGCGCGCGCACTCGTTCATTTGTTAATAATATTAATTAGGTTAACTAACTTAATAAAACATTTTCAAATCAATCAGTTAAACATAGCCAACGTAAAAAAAAGGGTTGGCAAGGTTGTCTTATGAAGTGGAAGCGAATAAACAGGGTCAGAAGTTTGTCATCATGTGGGTACGTGATTGAAGCGCTGGGTGATCACCGGCCTTATGTGTACGTGATATGGCCACCAGTTAAACCAGGGGATGTGATGTTTAAATTTCCGCACAGAGTCATTCAGGTGTTCGGTGATGGTTCTGAAAAAGAAAAAGTTGAAAAAGCCAAACTGTTTTGTGAACAACATTTTATTGAAGGGGAAAAAGATGCCGCATAACACACTGAATGAAACCAGAAAACGTTTAAGACGCTGGGGGGCTTATATGGATAAGCCGTCAGGTGCTGGCGGTTGTTTGGATATTCCTAAAAAATCAGCGTTATTAAATATTAATACCACGGGCAGTAAACCGGCTTTTTATGATGACCCTGATGCATGGGAAATTGAATCGGTTCTTATCCGGTTAAAGCAAAAAAATAAACCGTGGTATCAGTCGCTGTTGTTTACTTATCAATACAATGAAACCAACACGCGTGGTGCTGAATTGCTGAAGGTGAGTTTGGCCGCTTATAAGATTATAAAAAATAACGCGGAAGCCTGGGTTGATGGCCGACTGGATGCCATGAAAGAAAAGGCGGCTTGATGCGTTTTTTGAACTTTCGTATCGGATGTTGTTTTTAGGGTTGACTGGCTAGCCGCTAACTATTATAAATAGGTTAGCTTGTTATTGTTGCCAATTGAGAAAGCCCAGCCACCCCAGCTGGGCTTTTTTATTGCCAATGGTTTTTATGGATGACGACAGATAACAAGCGTTTCATATTTTTGTGGTTAGCCTGCTGATGAAAGTCAGCGGGCTTTTTTACATCAATGAAAGGAACCTGAATCATGACTGCATTAGTAGAATTTTTCTCCTGGCTGTTTAACTGTGATTTCATTTCTGACGTTGATGATGATAATGAAACCGAAATTGAAGCCAATGCCATGATCAGCCAATCTGCTATTGCTGAAAGTTTAAAAGACCATTAATTATTTAATACGGATTTTATATGTCAAACGCCGCGAGTGTTTCACAATACACAGGGTCAACCATTGTGGTGGTTGCCGGATTCACGCAACACGAATGGTCTGTCATTGCTATCTTTTTTGGCTTTGTTTTGGGTGTCGCCGGTTTTTTAGTTAATTTTTATCATAAAAAACATATTCGTATTAATGATGAAATTCATAAAAAAGCCATGTTTGAACAGGACAGAAAACACAAAGCACAGTTGATTGAAATAGCTAAAATAAAAAATGACAGTTAGTGTTGAAAAATACGCTGATCCTTTGGCCGTTGGTGATGGTTCAGGGTTTAATTTTGCGAATGCTTACACCAGCTTAGATGCCGCATTAATTGCAGAATGCGCCAGTGGTCAGGTTTACGCGAACATTAATGAAGTCACTGTTTCTGTAACAACGGAATTTACAACACCAAATCAGACATTAAATTTTTCAGGCTCTGGCGCTACCGCAAGATTTATTTCTTTAGTCGGTACTACATTGCAATATGAAGTAACTAGCGGAACCCCTGCACAATTTGATGTAATAACGGGAGCCATTGAAGGTGAGGCTAATTTAGCAGCAATCACGGACGATACAGGCGGAACCGTTACTATTAATCATCGGGGCAATGATACAGTCATAGTGACTACAGCGGCGGCAACAACAACAGCAATTCATAAATTAATTATTCAAGGTGATTTTGCAGCAGCAAAACTTGATGCTACCAAATCACGAATTAATGTAGGTAATGCAACCGCATTAACTTTAGCGGCAAACCATATTGATATAAAAGGAATTCAAGTTTTATGGCAGCCTGCCGCTAATTCAAAACGCGGCATTACCTGGACGGGCACAGGATTATTAACAACTGATTCTGTTATTTTAAAATGTGCGGCTACTGGTGGTAATTATATTCGCGGCATTGTTGCTGATGGTGATTTAACGCTGAAGAACACTATTGCCATAGATATAAAACGCAGCTCAAATGATTACATCGCTTATTATGTTAGCGGTTCAAAAACGTTAAAAGTGTATAACAGTATTTTAGATAACTGTTATCGTGGGGTATGGAATAATTCAACCTCTCCCGCAACAGTTAAAAATAGTGTATTAAATTGCAATGTTGTCAGCGGCGGAACAGGTGCCACTAATTTAGATAATTGCGCAACCTCTGCCGGTCTTGGGGCAAATCCGGTAATAGTAACAGACTGGAATGATGCGAAATTATTTTATAATCGCTTTCTTGGGGATTATCAGACCGCATGGGATTCTGTATTATTAAATGCGGGTATTGGCTCAACGGTTGATGCAGAAGTCCCAGCTAATGATATTTTTGGTAATGCAATACCAGTAGCAGCGACAACAGATATAGGGGTGCATTATGATGTTGCACTTCATCCAGTAGCAACAGACCCGCGCATTGAATACGGTTTTTCAGAATCATCAGGGTTGGTGTGTGAAAACAATTACAACAGCCGGTTGAATGGTGTTATTGGTGAGCTGTTAACGGTTACTGATAACGGTGCGCCTATAACAGAATATCAAGGTTATAGTGCTGATGGTGTTAATCATCTTGTAACGTATGGCACGGCCTCTCCACTGATTACAAAATGGAATACTGACTATAGTGTTGTCATAGATCAAAATACAACACCCTATAGCGGTTATTCAACCACCCCCAATACATTGGGCGGCTGTCAGGTTTACAACAATAAATTATATGTAAGCGCTGAAAATATATCTAACTGTCAAAGCTATACGGCTTTTATTGGCATTTATGATTTATCAATAGCGGGCTTTCCATTAGACAGTTATATTGATTTATCAGCTGAAGGTTTTGAAGTTGGCGGTGTCGCTGTTAATGCGGGCGCTGGTTATATTTACGCCGTTTCGTTTTGTGTTTCTAATCGTGTATGGATTTATAATTTATCGTCTCCGCACAATTTTATTGGTTATATAGATTTAGATCATAGAGTTCATTGTAATGGTATTTACTATGATTCAGTTTCAGATTCATTATTTTTGGTAGCTAAAAATCAAGGGTCAAGCACCGGTTGTGAACGGATATTTAATTTTAGTTTAACCGGTCAGCTTTTGGGAAGCTGGGCACCGCCCGATATATCTGAAATTGAAGACATCGATGTGAGCACGGGTGATTTCAGATATAACTGTTACCCTAACGCAAGAATAAGAACGGCGACATATCCGACGGCACCGGTTAGAACCGTTAACAGTATTCACCTAAATAACAAATATTACATTGATGTAACTGATGACATTACTGATGAAACGACGTTTGTTTTCGGTATAAAAGCCACGTCATTTTTTTCAGGTAATACGGTTTTTGATAGCAATCTAAGCACCACGCAATGGAAAGGTGATATTGATGCGGCGGGGTTGTTTAGTTTTAATATTGATGGCGTAAACCCTGTTACTTACACGCTGCCAAGTGCCACGACTCAATATAAGGCAGCCATCACTATTGCCGGTAGTGGGGCAACCCGAACCGTTAAATTATATATTGATGATGTTTTGCAGGACACGCAAACACAGGACTGGATTGATCCACCAGAGGAGCGTTTTGCGTTAGGTGCTGGCAACACGGCAAACACGGCCAGTGATTGTGAATTTTTCTATTTTACCAAATTTGATTATGCGTTAAGTAGTACAGAGCTGACGAACTACACGCCGCCCGCGCCACTGTCAATATTATTGACAGTGCAAAATAGTTTGTCAGCGCAATCACTTGATAATGTGGTGTTAACACAAGCAAACGTTCTTTCTGTTAATGGGTCGTTGTCCACACAGACAATAGATAACCTGGCGTTAACACAAGCCAACACCATTGCGATTGATTCAATGTTATCAGCACAGGTGATTGACAATATTGACTTAACGCAGGCCAATATTTTAATAATTGATGACAGCCAGTCAGCACAGTTGCTTGATGATCTGGTTTTATCAATAGCAAGCCAGCTGACAATTCAGGAAAGTCTGTCTTCACAAACAACTGACAATATTGACTTAACACAAGCCAACACCATTGCGATTGATTCAACGTTATCAGCACAGTTGACTGACAATCTTGAATTAACGCAGGCTAACATTTTAATAATTGATGGCAGTCAGTCAGCGCAGTTGCTTGATGATCTGGTTTTATCAATAGCAAGTCAGCTGACAATTCAGGAAAGCCTGTCTTCACAAACAACTGACAATATTGACTTAACACAATCAAATACACTGGTGATTGATAACACGTTATTGATTCAGCTGTTGGATAGTTTATTTATTAATAATGGCGTGAACGTGCCCACGGGTGATCTGGTGTTGCTGATCAGTGATGAAGGGCGTTTATTGGTCGTTACTGATGAGCATAAAAAAATGACGATTCATTAAAGGGGTTAACTATGCAATTTAAAGTAATTATTGAAGGTGGTTTTCTACATGGAACCAATAAATTTGAACAGAACAACACGCATGATTCAGATAATTTTGATGACATGACGGATACTGATGTTGATGCCTATCACAAAGCAGGCTTCATCAGTCTTGATGGTCTGGATGATCAAGCGCCAGTTGTTACCAATGCCACGCTGTCAATTGACAACGTTTCACAGTCTTCAGACGCAACAATTAAATAGAAGGTTAAGTCATGGGTAAGAAAATGGACGCGCCATTAATTGATGGCGGCTTAACAGCAATATCTGGTTGTACCTTGCTTTCAATTTGTTCAGCGGAACCAGCCAACAAAGCAGCAGTTGCAGGCTTAACGCTGGCCAGTGTGGTGATTAATGGCACTGATTTTGCTATTGCTAATGGTGATACGTCAGGGCGGAAAGTAACGGTTGCCCAGCAAACGGACATGTCAATAACAGCATCAGGCACCGGCAATCATGTAGTGATTGATAACGGCACTGATCTTCATGTTACGACATGCACAAATCAAGTGCTGACATCTGGCGGCACGGTCACGGCACCTGCCTATGATCATGAAATTGCAGCCCCTGTTTAATCATGGCCTTGCCCGTTATAAGCATTGGTGATGACACCGGTAAAACTTACACGGTGTTGCGCGGTGGTGTAGCTGTACCTATTAATGCCAGTGCCACGGTGCGTGCCGCGATTGTCACCAAAGATAAAAAGCAGCGCATGTCAGTGGTAGTGGAGTTAGTGAACACTGACCCTGGTAATGACTGGGCTAATGGTGTGATCCGTGTAGTTATTCCGGCAGCATCACAAAACACAACAGAGACTGAAGGCGGTGGTGTTAAAAATATTGTGTCCGGTGCGGCCATGATAGAGATTGAAATATATGATGAATCACAGTCTCCTGGTAATAAGTTAAACAGCTGGCATGATTCAGTGTTGATTGAAGACGCGGCCATTTCTTAAATGCTGGATTTATCTATTCTGCTAGATACCAGTAGTGCGCGGCAGTATGTCAAAAAGATTCAGAAACAGGTGGTGCCCAAAGCCACGGTCCGGTCTATTAACAGGACACTTGATCAGGTGAATGTCAGGGTGGCCCGTATCATCGCCAAAGAAATGGGCATGAAGGTTGGTGCAGTTAAGAAGCGCCTAAAGAAAATAAAAGCCACTCGCGGCAGGTTTGTTGCAAAGCTTAGACCGCATCATTGGACACCAAATTTAATAGAGTTCGGCGCAAGGTCACTGAAGAATAAAGGCGTATCACATAAAGCGTGGGGCAACAGACAAAAGACGCGCGGTGCCTTTATTGGTAAAGGCAGAACATCAGGCAAGCGGCTGGTGTATGCCAGAACGACAGAGAATCGTTATCCTATTAAAGCGCTCTACGGTCCGACACTAAGAAAAACATTTATAGAAGACCGCATCATGAAGGTCATGAAGATGATGGCAAAGGGTAGGTTCCCGAAAAACTTTAACGCTGACTTCAGGTATTACTTAAGCAAGGTTAAGTAAAATTTATTTGTTTTGTTTGGGTCCTTACGGGGTAGTTGCCAACTAGAGGGGGCGCAGCACGCGGTTTTCGTTCAGATTTCCGGCTCTATAGGGGGCTATAGTTATAGTGCTAAGTGGTTGATTTATATTGTTTTTATATAATCATCAAAACCACTTTTTATATTGGCACATATCTGATTTATTTTTGGTAAAAACTGGATCGTTTTTTTAAGGTGTCTTGTGACTGGCTATGAATGAATTTGATTGTCTTAATGAAAAAGCAAACCAGTCTTCATTCGGCAGGTTAGTTGGTATCAGTCAGCCCAGTGTTAAAGAGTTTTTTGATAAAGGTGTTCTGGGTCCTGATCAAACACTTAAACAATGGCTGCTTGCATACACTAAAAGAATGCGAGACCAAGCCGCTGGCCGTGGCGGTGATGATCAATTTAATTTGTCAAAAGCACGGGCTGAAGAATCCATTTTAAAAACTGCAAAGCTGCGCCTTGAATACAATCGTGAAATTGGTGTCACGGTTGTAGCTGAAGACGCTGCTGCCGTGATCACTGACTGGTGTCGTTTTGGCAACCGCGAATATTCACAAGGGATCAATAGACTTGTGTCCGAAATTCAAAATCAATATGGCATCACGATTGATAACAAACTGGTAGAAAGCATTGCTGGACCTACAACCGAACGAATCAAAGATCATGCAGAAAAACTTGGCAGTGATCTTGTCTCGCGCGGCGAACACGTTTGAAAAACCAATTAATGAACCAACCGATGAAATAATAAAGAAAAATTTTAATTTACCTTCGGTGAGTGGCGATATAAACGGGCTGTATGATTTCTACTACACGCCGTACTTTTTAGGGGTTGCGGCGGCGTTAGATGATCCTGATGTTCAGGAAGTAGATTTGATGAAAGCCTCTCAAATAGGCTGGACCTACTTTTTAATTGCTTACATATTTACAAGGATATTAAAAGCGGCCACCGGTAAACAGTGCCCCATCATGATGCTGTTTGCTAAAGAAAAAGACGGCAAGTCTTTTCATGATGAAAAGCTGGCACCATCCGGTGAAGCTAACCGCTGGCTGAATGAGCTGGTTGACTTTTCAGCCTCAAAAAAGTCAGGCAATAGCTGGTGGTTTAAAAACTTTGTAAATGGGTTTTTAAAAATCGTGGGTGGTAATTCACCAGGTAATATTAAGTCAACGTCTTCAGTAGCGCTGGGTGTGGTTGAAGAACCGGATGACACTAGCGTTGACGTGCGTGGTCAGGGTAGCGCGATTGACAGCCTGACAGAACGTCTGAAACGATATATCGGTTCTATGTTAATTGTTGGTGGCACACCAACTGTTGATGGTGTTTCCATTATTCAGCAACGACTGAAAGTATCAGACGCCAGAGTGCTGCCGATAAAATGCCATGACTGTGGTGGTAAACATGTTTTAGATTTTAAGTATGTGGAATGGATCGGCAAACACCCTGATGAAAAACTGGATGGTCCGGTTCATGAAGTGTATGGACAAGCCAAACCAGAAAGCGCCATTTATACATGCCCTGAATGTGGTTCTGTTTGGGATGATTACCAGCGCCAGAAAAACATTCGTGAAACGTGTTATGAAGCAAAGGCCAGTGGTGATAAAAACTGTGGCTGGGTTGCCACCAAACCATTCAGTGGCAAAGCTGGTTTTCAAAACTTAGGTGAAGTGTATACCTGTATACCTGGCACCACGATGACTGAAGTGGTTCAGGAATATTTAGAAGCTGAATATTTATCTTCAATTGGTGATGAATCAAAACGCATTAAATTCATCAATCAAAAAGAAGGCAAGCCCTATCAATATAAATCTGATTCATTAAGCGCTGACGTGCTGCGTGAACGTTGTGAAGATTATCAGGAATTAATTATTCCTGATGGCGGTCTGGCTTTAACGGCTGGTGTTGATATTCAGCTGGCTGGCCGTATCGCTATAAAAATAAAAGCCTATGGTCGAGGTGAAGAAAGCTGGGTAGTGTATGCCGGTGAAATATACGGTGACGTGACTGACAAAAAAGATCCTGTCTGGAAAGAATTAGATAAATTTTTATTCACACCGATTGAACATGAAAAAGGTTTTAGATTAACCATTGAAGCCATCAGCATTGATTCATCAGATGGCCAGACGTCAGACGCGGTTTATCATTATGTAAGAACGCGCCAGCGAAAAGGCGTCAACCTGATGGCCATTAAAGGTTCATCAAATGATTACGGTAGCAAAGAAATATTCAGCCGCCCACGGTCCATTGAAACCCGTGGCCGTAACAATACCAAAGCTGCTAAAAGCGGGTTGCATGTGTTTATAGTTGGAACACACAGAGCCAAAGAATTAATTTCAAGCCGGATAAAGTTAACCGGTAAAGGCCCTGGCCGGATGCATTGGTATACCGGTATTCGTGATGATTACTTTAAGCAGATGACCGGCGAGGTTAAAGCGCCCAATAAATTAGGGCGTTTTATTTACCAACAAAAAGCAGGCGTTGCAATTGAATTTTGGGATTGTGAGGTGTATAGCCTCCATGCATGTCGCGCCAATAAACTGCATATCCGTACTGATGTTCAATGGGATGCATTAGAAGCGAAGTTAAAACAGGGTGATTTATTTCATCAACCTGCAATCAGGGCCCCAGAAAAAGCAGCTGATATAAAAATAAAAAGCAGTGATAAAAGTTCACTGGCCGAGCTGGGCAGACAGTGGGATTAATATTAATTAATCGTTTTGTTATGTTCTTAAAAGAGGTGATAAATGATCAATAGTTTATTAAAAGCTGCTGTGGGTGTTGCGGTAGATTTGCCGGTCTCAACACTTAAAGACGTGGCCACGTTGGGCGGTTCGTTGACCGATGATGAAAGCGCGGTTGCTAAAAGCCTGGGAACCATCGGTGATAACTTAGAAAAAGCGGTTGATCCTAAAACACCGTTTACTGAATAAAGGTTTTAACATGGCAACAGATTGTGCAACAAAACTGACACAAGCTAAAGACGCATTACACGCGCTGTTAATTGGTGAACAAATTGTTTCAGTAACTGTTAATGGTCGCGCGACTTCTTACGGACCATCAAACATTTCGATGTTGCGTCGATACATTGCAGAGCTTGAAACTGAATGTGGTAATACCACGAAAGGCCATGCCGGTCCCATTAGTTTTCACGGGTAAATGATGAAACCAGAAACAACACCACAAATTCTTGATCCGCGCGGAAACCCGATTTCAATGAGCGGTTTCCGTGGTGGCCAGACCACCCGTGAAATGTTGAGCTGGAACCCGCCCGTGCGTTCGGCTGATGCTGAATTGTTACCAGACATAAAAGGTTTAATGGGTCGCGCTTACGATCAACAGCGCAATTCCGCCATGATTTCTGGTGGTCTTCAGATTCATTTAGATAATGTGGTTGGTGCAGGTCTGCGGCTTTCATCCAAACCCGATTATAAAGCACTGGGGCAAGATGCAGACTGGGCAGCTGAATGGTCACGCATTGTTGAACGAAAGTTCAGATTATATGCTGATGATCCAGATTGTTATATTGACGCAGGCCGTCGCAATACATTTGGCTCGTTAATTGTGCTGGGGTATCTGCAATATAAAACAGCTGGCGCAACACTGGCCACCGCTGAATGGTTGCCGGATCGTGCGTGCAAATATTCAACCGCTATACAGATGGTAGATGCCGCGCGCCTTTCAAATCCGCACGGCATGATGGACACCGCGCGTTTGCGTGGTGGTGTTGAAATGGACCGGATGGGCGCACCTACTGCTTATCATTTCAGATCAGCTTTACAAAGTGATAGCCGCTTTGCCGGTTCTAACACTTACGACTGGAAACGTGTTGAACGTGAAACGCGCTGGGGCCGTCAAAAAGTTATTCATTTGTTTGAACAAAAGCGCCCTGGTCAAAGTGTTGGTATTTCCAGCATGGCCCCTATCATTGCCAATAGTTTCAAACGTGGCAAGTTGCAAGACGTCAGCATGGATGCCGCCATTCTCAATTCAATGTATGCGGCTATATTAAAAACTGACATGGATTATGCGCGTGCCGCTGATACGTTGGGTGCTGGTGAAGTGCCGGATTACACAGAAGCGATGCTGAAAAGCGGCAATGAATTTTATGGTGATCGTGGCGTTCAAATGAACGGCACTAAAGTCTTGCGATTGTTTCCAGGTGATGATTTTTCATTCACCACGTCTGATCACCCAGGCCCAAACTTTGTTGAATTTGAACGTTCGTTTTTACGTGATCTGGCTGCTGGCTGGAACATGACGTATGAACAACTCGCGCGTGATTACACCCAGACCAATTACAGTGGTGCGCGTGCAGGCTTGATGGAATCATGGAAACACATGATGGCGCAACGCCAGCTTTCACCGGCAAAGTTAGCGTCATCAATTTTTGCGTTGTGGTTAGAAGAAGCGATTGATAAAGGTGAAATTGAATTGCCACCTGGCGCGCCAGATTTTTATGAAGCAAAAGCGGCGTATTGCAAATGCCGCTGGATCGGTCCACCGAAAGGCCAGATTGACCCGCTTAAAGAATCCAAAGCTGATGAACTTGAAATGGACATGGGCACGTTAACGTTTGAAGATGCGTGTGCCTCTCGCGGTCTTGACTGGGAAGAACAGCTTGAACAGATTGCGCGCGAGACAAAACGTAAAAATGAACTGGGTTTAAGGCGTGCAGATAATCGCGGTTATATGGTGCCTGAAAGTGATGATTCAGATGCAGTGGATAGTCAGGTTAATGCGGTTGATGATGAGCCTGAAGATAAAACTGAAAATGAAAATAAATCAGACCCTGATACGATTAAAAAACAGGCTGATGCTTACGGCGTTAGTGTTCGCGCTGGGGCATTAACACCGCAACCGGAAGACGAAAAACAATTTAGAAAAAATGCGGGCCTGCCAGAAATGTCAACAGAAGTACAAGCGTCATGGAAGCAAGCCGGTAACACCCGTCATCCGATTACATTACAAGACGGTAAAACGGTTAAAGCAAATCAGGATATTGCTATTGATAATGCTGATGGCAATGATGAAGACAAGGAAATTGAATCATGAGTGAAAAGAAAACAAAGGTCATAAAAAATCAGGTTAAGAAACAATTAAAAATAAACCTGAAAGAAGTGGCGGTAAGTTTTCAGAATTTGATTTTAAAATTCACATTAAAGAAACGATTGAAAATTGCCTGGGCTATTGTTCAGGGTAAACCGTTTTTAGAAGGTCTGGATATACCGGAAGAAAAACAAACGTTAAACAATAAAAGCAGCTAACAGGCTGCTTTTTTATTGGGTGAAAACTTATGTATGAAATGATTTCAGGTCGTGTATTCAATACGCCGTTATTAATTGAACCGTTCAAACTGGATGCCATCGCCGCCGTTGTCATGGCACGTCAGGGTTTTGATATTGACATGTCGGCCAATGATAAAGAAATTGCGGTTTCACCAATGGCATGGAGCATGACTGACAGTGCTGTTTATAGTGACAACGGTTATCACATTGATGAAGGTGTGGCCATCATCCAGCTGAACGGTTCAATGGTTCACCGTGGCGGCTTCATGAATGCCATGTCTGGTATCACCAGTTATGACGCTATATCACGTCGTTTTGAACGCGCCATGAATGACCGAACGGTTAAATCTATTTTAATCATCAGTGATACACCAGGCGGTGAAGTGGCCGGTGCGTTTGACTTGTCCGATAAAATTTATAAGGCACGCGGCATCAAACCGATTGAAGCCATCAGTGTTGACCGCATGACGTCTGCTGGCATTTTAATTGGTTCATCAGCTGACAATGTTTACACCACCCAAACGGGCAGTGTCGGTTCAGTCGGTGTGGTCATGAAACATTTAAACATTGCAAAGTGGAATAAAGAAATTGGTCTTGAGCCCACTTATATTTTTGCAGGTGATCATAAGATTGATGGCAATCCTGATGAGCCGTTAAGCCCAGAAGTGAAGGCGCGTTTTCAGTCTGAAATAGATAATCTTTATTCAATGTTTGTGAATGTAATTGAACGCAACATGGCAATAAATTCTAAATCCATTATTGAAACGCAGGCCGGTGTTTATCTCGGTCAGGACGCGGTTGACATTGGCTTTGCAAAAGCTGTGACCACTGCTGATCAATTACTGGAAGATTTAAAAGGCAGGGCGGGTTTCCGTTCTGTTTCATCAACCGTCAATATGGAGAGTGAAACCATGACAGACGAAGTTCAAGAGCCGGAAAAATCAGCGGCTACCAAAGGGGCAGACACAGCTTCAGCTGCAAGTGAAAGCGCGGCTGTTGATGTTGATGCAAAATGTTCTGAGGCGCGCGCCGATGAACGACAACGTATTGCAACAATTATGAAAAGTGACGAAGCTGCGGCCCGTTCTTCTTCTGCGTTGCACATGGCTACTGAAACAGACATGGCGGCTGATGCTGTCATTTCAATGTTAGGTGGTCTGCCGGTGGATGCAAAAGGAACATCAAAACTTGATGCTGCAATGGACACTGAAAAGCAACCTGAAATGGGAGCTGAATCAGAAGGTGACGCTGATGTGTCAGCGGCGCAACAAATCTTAAACAATCACGCTGCTGTTACCGGCAGAAAAACAGGAGCTAAATAGTCATGACAGCTGAATCAACAACAACAGTTTATTCGCCAGACAATTTGATTGCTGGTAACAACCCTGAACCGGCAACGGACGCAGGTACTTTAATCACGGGTCAGAACTTGGCGCGTGGTGCTGTTTTGGGTCGTATCACGGCCAGTGGAAAATTCACACTGGCAGTTGATACAGCGGTTGACGGCAGTCAAACACCCGTGGCCATTCTGGTTCATGACATTGACGCAACCGCAGCTGACAAAGCTTGTCAGGTTTATATTGCGGGCGTGTTCAATAACGATGAACTAACCTGGGATGCAAGCTACACAGCAACAGAACAGCTGAGTGAATTTGACGGCACACCAATAGTCACCCGTTAATTGTTTATCACTCACTAACTTTATTTATTAATCTGGGAGTAGAAAAAAATGCCTTACGATACTGAAACGATAGTTGGTGTCATCAATGGAATGGACCCGTTTGAACCGTTCTTATTGGCGATGTTTTTTCCGTCTGTTATTACTTTTGAAACGTCTGAAATTGATATTGATGTGGTTGCACCTGACACAGGTCTGGCACCATTCGTATCACCTTATGTGGCCGGTAAAGCTGACAAAGCAAAAGGTCATTCAACCAACAAATTCAAACCGGCTTATGTCAAACCCAAAGACGTGGTTGATCCAGAGCGCGTTTTAAAGCGTCGCCCTGGTGAAAATGTTTCTGGTGGTTTAACAGCAGCCCAGCGTCATGACGCTATTGTTGCGGATATTTTTGATAATCAGCGTAAAAAAGTTTTTCGCCGTTTAGAATGGATGGCCGCACAAGCCATGCTGACCGGTAAGGTGCTGGTTTCTGGTGAAGATTATCCAACGGTTGAAGTGGATTTTCAGCGCGATGCTGGCAACACCATCACACTGGCGGGTCAGGACGTTTGGTCCGATACAGTCAACGCCACACCATTGCAGGATTTGGAAGACTGGAACGCGTTATCAGAAGCGCCTATCACTGATTATGTGATGGACTCATTGGCGTATACCAAAATGATTGCATTTCCTGAAGTCAAAGAATTGATGGATACACGCCGTGGTTCTGAATCGAATCTTGAAATGGGTCCAGACAATGCACAGTGGGTTTCCTTTAAGGGTTGGTTGGGTTCATTCCGTATCTGGGTTTATAAGGGTTACTACACTAACAGTGCAGGCGCTAAAACAAACTATATCCCAGACAACACGGTGATGGGCGCTTCAGTAGCGGTTGAAGGTGTGCGCGCCTTTGGTGCCATTCTGGATGGTGAAGCCGGTTATCAGGCAATGGAAATGTTCCCTAAAAACTGGCAGAACCAAGACCCAGCTGTTGAATATGCCATGACGCAATCTGCGCCACTGGCTGTACCTGCACGCCCCAACGCGGTGGTTTCAATTACTGTTGATTAATTTTTATTAATTAATTTCATTAACTAAATAAAATAAAAACCCGAACGTTCGGGTTTTTATTTGGGAGCAATAAAAATGGCTAAAGTATTAAAGCTGACGGGCCGCGTGAAAGTCCGTGTCAATAAAAAAGCAACTTATATTGGCGCGGGTTCTGATGTAACGGAAATAGCAAAAGCTGATATGAACAAATACGGTCTGAAAGAAAAAGACATTGATCGAATTGTAAATTCTGGCTGTGGATTTATTCACGATGATGATGCTGTTCCGATGCCACGCATCAATGTATTAGTTGAGGCAATACACGCGCTTGATCGTGAAAACGAAGATGAATTCACTGAATCTGGTGTGCCTGAAGTGGCGGTACTTAAAGAGCTTACAGAAAGTCAGGTGACTGCTGTTGAGCGTGATCAGGCATGGGAAGAATATCAGCGCCGTTATCCAGAAGCAGCTGAATAATTTTCAGTTAAATTAAGTAAAGCAAAAAAGCCCGCAGTGCGGGCTTTTTTATTGGAAAAAAATCATGCCGAAAAAAGGTGATGACCTCGATGCATTAACAGTGAAGACTGTTATTGAACATCATTCAAACACTGAAGTAATGATTAATAATATTTTAGTGGATGCGATCTTTGACCATGCAGAAATAATTGAAAATGATGTGCTGGTGGAAAGACCTGTTTTAACAATTGCAACTGATGACACGTTAGGTTTATCTAAAGATGATCCGGTGGTTGCAGGATCAAAAAAATTTACTTATTCCTATCAAAAAGATGACGGCACAGGCATGACCATGATTGTGCTGAAAGGTGCGTAATGGCTGACTTATTTTCAGAACAAATTCTGGAACGAATTGCGGTGTTATTAAAAACCACCACAACCGCAGGTGATGACGTGGAACGTGACCGTGATGTGCCGGTTGATAGTGATAACAGTTTGACTATTGAGCAAGGTGAAAACGCACCACTGGATATTCAGGGCAATGCGTTTGTTGATTCTAAAATTAGCGTGTCAATCGTGGCGGCGGTTAGAAAAAACAAAACCTACAGTTCACAAATTAATCTGATCAAAAAAGAAGTTTACGCGGTGCTGATGACTTACCCGCGAAACATTGGCCTTTCAAATATTGTTTCAAACGTGATGTGGGAAGGTGACGAAAAACCAGAAGTACATGGTGACGGTAATAAAACCGTCATGAAAATGTCCATTAATTTTGACGTTTATTATCAACATTCAATAGCTGATGCGGGTGCATAACATGCCTAAAAAAGACAAAGAAAAACCCAAAGCAAAACGCGTTACCTTAGCCAAAAGAAAAGGCGGGTCAACTGTTGTGAAGTCTGACAACAATCAGACTGAAAATTCAAAACCAGTAACCGTGGAGAAAGACAAATCATGATGACCATAAGTGAACTTATTCTGGCAAAAGTTGAAGCCACAAAGGGCGTGAATTCCACACCAACTGAAGCGGCTGATGCAGTGCTGGCGTCAGGGTTGAGCTGGAAACTTGAAGACCTGGGAATGATTGACCAGGCCGCTGAAATGGGATCTGGCACCGGTGCTGATCGTCAGTCTATTTTTGCTAACTATTTAAAAACTGTGACCTTTGATGTCAAATTGAAAGGTTCTGGTGTGGCGGGTACACCGCCAGAAGTGGCGGCGTTATTGCGCATGTGTGCAATGGCTGAAAATATTGTGCCCGCAACGTCAGTGACTTATCTGCCAGTCACTGATTTTGATACACAAGAAACTGGAACTTTGGTTTTTCAACATGAAGGTCTGCGTCACACCTTGACCGGTGCGGTGGGTACATACACGGCCAACTTTGAAACCAACAACGCCGTCATGTTGTCATTCACTATCACTGGTCACAGCACCAAACCGGTTGATAATGCGTTTACACCTGGCACCTATAACAACACGGTTCCACCTGTTGTCAGCGGTGCCGGTTTTAGTGCGGGAGGTTACGCGGCAGTGATCAGTTCACTGGCGTTTGATTACGGTGCGAACGTGGCCAAACCAAAAGACATGAATCAGGCTGATGGCTTTGGCACGTTAGGGCTTTCCAAGTTCAGCCCGAAAGGTTCGTTTGATCCGTTAATGGTCACGGTGGCGGTGAATGATTTCATGGGTGATCTTGAAGCGGGCACAAACATGGCGATGGATACCGGCCCCATTGGTGCAGACGCTGGCAACCGGATACGACTTCTTATGCCTGGTATTTATTACATGGATGCATCCCCTGGTGATCGTGAAGGTTTCAGAACCTATGAAATACCAATAGGTGCCACCGACGTGACCGGTGACGACTTCGCTTCATTTATTTTCACTTAAGGATATTTATCATGCCTGCTGCTTTACCTTCAATTGTTAAATCACCGTATGTTTCAAAACTTGAAAAAGACACACCCAAAGAAGACCAGACAACGTGGATGCTGCAACCGCTGAACGGTTTGCAGCGCATGGAAATTTCATCAATGGGGTTCACCGATTACACCGCCGCGCTGATGCTGGGTCTGGTGGGCTGGGAAAACTTTAAGGATGAAAACGGCGTTGAAATGGAATTCACCACCGAAAACATGAAAAGAGTGCCCGCGCTTTATCTTCAAGATATTGCACTGGAACTGATCAAGCGTTCTGATCTGGATGAGGAAAAAATAAAAAACTCACCATAGCAGTTGAGGTTTATAACAATGCCAAAGAGTTTGACTGCGGCTCTTGTACACACCGGCATTGTGATGAAAAAAACCCTGGTCCACCTGGCATGTTCAACATCAATGATGAGATTTTTTCTAATACCTGTTTTCTGCCAATGATCACAGCTGAATCCCATTATTACATTAAATTCCACAAGCATTATAAGAACGGAATTTTAGTGATGCCTGGTTCACTTTTGGAACAACCCAATGCATACCTTGAAGCAATGGAATTAATAGATGGCCAATGAAGCTGAATTTAAAGTTAAAGCCGATGATAAAACGCGCGCTGCTTTTGAGGCGGTTGACCGTCGATTAAAGGAAACGGAACACCGCACCAAATCTTTGCGGAAAGAAATGGCCAACACGTCTGCGCAGGGCGGCACGCTGGTTTCAAATTTTGCAAAAGTGGGCACGGCTTTGTTGGCACTCACGGCAGGTGTTGGCGGATTAACTGCCACGTTGGGCGCGACGTCTGAATATGAAAAGTTAAATGCCCAGCTGATTACGGCAACCGGATCAACTGAAAATGCCAGCACGCGTTTTGAACAGCTAAACGCACTGGCCACCACCACACCATTTGTGATCAATGAAGTGGTTGGCTCTTTTATAAAACTTAAAAATCTTGGTCTTGATCCGTCTGAACGATCATTGCGCAGCTATGGAAACACAGCGTCTGCAATGGGCAAAGATTTGGACCAGCTGATTGAAGCGGTGGCTGATGCTAGCGTGGGTGAGTTTGAACGATTAAAAGAATTTGGTATTAAAGCGCGTTCACAAGGTGAAAACGTTTCCTTTACTTTTAAAGGCATGGAAACAACTGTTGCAAAAACGTCTGAAGAAATTCAGGGGTATTTGTTGGGGCTTGGTGAAACTGATTTTGCCGGTGCAATGGCTATTCAGTCAGACCATTTGGCCACGCGTTTTTCAAATCTGGAAGCGGCCACTGATCGTTTATTAATTAAGTTTGGCGAATCATCCGGTTTAACGCTGGCAGCAAAACAGAGCGCGTCAGGTCTGACGAATTTGTTCAACACAATGGCCGGTGGTCATCGGTCCATTGAAACCATTAAAACAGACATTACTGCGTTAACGGCGCGGTTAAGTGGTGTTGGTGCCCACATTCAAA